TCCTAGTGTTTACTATCAATTCTCTAAAAAACCAAATGATACGAAACTATATTTAGAATCCTCGATTAATGGTGGTTCTATTTTTACTAATTTAATGGCAATTGATCAGAGCGGTAATTTTGCAATTCATGGCACTACTGGAGCTTTAACTAATAAATTTTTAGTTAGTGGTGAATTTGTTGAATTTCAAAATTCAGGAAACGCTTTAGTTTTTGATCCATACAATACAGAAATAAAAACAAGCGCAAGCGATGAAACTTTATTTTTAAATTATAATAATATAGGCGATCTTAATTTAGGTAAAAATGCAATATATATAGACAATGATTCAGTTACTCCTAAAGTAGGTGTTGGTCACACAATTCCAGCTTACACAATGCATGTAAGCGGTACTGTTGCTCAAGTGAGTAGATTTCAGACAAATCAAACAAATACATTATTAAGTTTAAGAAACTCTACAAATATAGGTTATTTTGGTCTTTCTGCAAATAAAACATTTATTGGCCCAAGCGCTACTTTATCAACTACAAATGCAATTATAGATGTTGCAGGAAATTTTGGTTTAGGTACTACTGGTCCTCAATTTCAATTAGATGTTGTTACTGATGGGTCTGCTGAAAATACTATAGCGTCATTTCAAAGCGCAAATATACAAGGAACAACGCAGATTGTTGTTGCTGCAAATAAAAATGTTTCTTTAGACCCAACTGCTAACAGAAATAGTTTGGTTACATTTTCGCGTTTTGATGCGGCAGTTAATACTCCAAAATGGTCAATTGGTAATTTATATAATGATTCTGCTTTGGGTGTCGCTGATAACGATTGTTTTGTTTTTGTAAAAAATGGTTATTTTGGAGCGAGTCCAGATGTTGTTGCTAAACTAACTAGTGCTGGAAATTTAGATATCGATGGGAGTTATACTTCTAGTGACAGTTATTGTAAAGGTAAGTTTGTTCAAATATATTCAACCAGAGTAACTGGAAGTCATATATATTTCAATCCTTTGATTAATAGTTCTGCTTCAAATCCATCTGGTCATAATGATTTTGCTGCTCCATTTAGTATAACTCAATACGCGGGAACTGTAGAAAAGATATCAATTATAACGTCAGATACGTCAGCTAATAGTTCTGAGTATAGATTTGAAATATCAGCAGTTAATCCTCTTTATAATCCTATAACTCCAAATGGATTTATATCAGGTTTTTTTGTAAGCCCTCCTAGTAATCCAGCATCATTACCAGTAAGTGGTATTATTGGTTATTCAATTTTTAACCCTTTGTTTACAAATATAGTATACAATAAGTTAAAAACTAATTTTAATGGAACAACTTCTTTCACTTCAGGCCAGATGTTGCAGTATAGAATTTGTGAAACAGATGGAACAAAAAGTACTTGGGGCGATGTCGATTTTACAGTCATTTCTACAATTGCATACACTGTCGTCTAATGAGCAAATTCATAAAATATGAAAATTTAGATTTTAGAATAAACAATGATATTTTTTATTCTACATCAGTAGAAATTTCTTTGCAATCAAGCATAGAACCAGTTTTATTATCAGATGGATCTTTATTGCGATATGCTCCTCAAGGAACTGTGGTTGGTAGTTTGAATACAGAATTTTTTTTAACAGGCGCTTTTCCTGATTATTTAAGCCCGACAACAGTCTCAGAGTCTCCTGTAAACGCTGTGTTTGCTGGAGTGCAGATACAAAATTGTTACTTAAAAAACATATCTTTTCAAGCCTCTCAATTTTCTCCTATTTCTATAAATGCTGAATTTGAATGGTACGGACAAATAAACGCAGAAGACAGCACTAATGATTTAAAAGCATTTAGAGCAAATGTAAGAAATAGCGCTTTGAATAATATTTCTCATTCAAATAGAACTTATATATCTGATATAACAAATGTCTTTGGATTTTCAGAAATATTTAGTTTTCAATATTCAGAACAATGCAATCGCGCTCCTTTTTTTAAAAATGATGAGATCGTGCCATTCAGAGTAGCAAAAACTAATAAAACAAAAAATGTAACAGTAGATGGTAACTTTTTTAAACAAGTAAACGTTTGCGATATAGAAGGTAAAGATTCTGTTTGCGAATTATTTTTAAAAGATTATAATAATAATATATTAAATACTTTTTATGTTACTGGCAAAATAGAATCAAGAGGTTTATCGGCTACTAATAACGGTGTTTTACAAAGCAAATTATCTATCATGCAACGTTTAGCGCCACTTAGGAGTACATTATGAGTAAATTTTTAGACACTCAGTTTTCAATTACAGGTATAAAGAATTTTGAAACTACCAATTCTTATTTAAAATATGATTTGGTTGATTTCGAATATTATACTGGTGATAGCGCGTCTCCAATAAATTTATCAGGATTGTTTGCGTGGTTTAATTTAAATGATTTAAATAATTTAGAATTTAATTCTAGTGGCGAGATTAATAAATGGTATAATTCTGCTCCAGGTCACGCGATTAATCAAGATTTAAATAATACCACTTCAAGTCAAAATCGTCCTTTTTATAATCAAAATAAAAATTGTGTTAGTTTCGAAGCTGATTTTTCAAATTTTACTCTTAATAGTTTATTTACCACTGGCGACGGTTTTGTTGGTTTTTTGACTGGGGATCGTTGTTGGTTTATTGTTTATGAGTTTGATGATTTAAGAAGAGGTGATTACGGCTTTACAATAAAACCAAACATAGCAAGTATAATTGATACAGATTTATACGCCGCTTCAAGATATCCAACAAATTGCGCAAGCAGCGGTTTTTTAGGGGTCTCCGGTAATACTGATATATATAAATGGAATTTAAATACTTCTGTTGGTTCTCAGCAGTTTGTCATTAATGCAACAGGAAGTGCAGAGAATAATCCATTAAATGTAAATTCAGCTTTTTCTGCTTCTAAGGTATTGAGCAATAAAAACATTGTTTCTATTATAAAAAATGATACGACAAATAATTTAAGATTAAGAAATAATGGATATGAATTATTAAATATAAACAGCACAAATCATTTCAATTCTGGATGCAGTGGTTTAATGATAGGCGCGGCAAATAATAATCATCCTTCTCAAAATAATGTATTTAATTATGATGGTTCAGATATTTCTTATTATGAAATATTAGGTTTTGCTAAAGTTCCAACTGACGATGATATATTAGCTATAGAAAAATATCTTTTTGAAAAACATTTTACAAATGATGATGGCTTATATGTTTCTTCATCTAATTTTACAGCTTCTGATTATCGTTATGCTCCTATAAATATAACAGGATCAGAATATTTAACTAAGAATATAGATTCTATTTTTAACAAAACATATGGTTGTTCTGCGAATTTTAGTACAAAATCTCAAAGAATGGAATACGGTGATAATTATGCAGTAAACGTTATTCCAAATATTAATAATTTACAATCTCAATTTGATTTATCTTATGATGGATTAACGGATAAAGAGGCGAAAGCTTTGATAGGATTTTTTCAAAATACTTTTGAATATACGCCAAAAACCATATTAGATTCTTATGAGAGTGTAAAAATAGATTTGTTTTATCCTTATACAAATAATGCAAAAATATATTTTTCAGATTTGCAGTATAATTCTGTAGAAGCTAATTTAAATAAAATAAATATAAAATGCGTTTCTAGTTATGATTCTAATTTGAATTATAAAGGTTTTTTTATTACTGGTGAAAATGTATTGAAACCGTTCGTAGAAAATTCTCGTTATTTTTATAATGATGTCGTTTATTATGATTCAACTGTGACTAGTGTAAAAGGGTTTTATTGGTTTACTGGATCTAATAATACATTTACAGATCATACAAAAAGCCCAACTGGTGTAAATTCTTTATTTACTAGAAAATTTTATTTTAAACCTGACTTAAGTTTTGAAATGCCAATGGCTCCAAAATTTACAAAAACAGAATTTGAAACTTCAGCGGCGGCTTATGAAAATTACGGTATCAATAAAACTTTATTAGATTTTTCATTTAGTTTTAATGATAGAGATGATAAAGAAACATTAGCTATATTAAAATTCCTTGATTCAAACGCTGGTTTTAAAATTTTTGAAATGACATTGCCAGAACCTTATAATAAATTAATAGATGTTTATTGCCCAGAATGGAATCATACTTATAAATTTAAAAACAATCATGATGTATCAGTAAAATTTATAGAATTCAAAGGTAAAACAGATTCTGATATATATTTTAATACTCTATTACAATTATGACTTATGTTAATCTAACTGGGAAAAATATTGGAGAATGTCTTACTGGTTTTGGTATTAATTATCCACTTACTATATTTAATAGTGGTAACTCTGATATTTTTTATCAATTTGAAATTGAAGATGATGCTAATGATTTTTTTTCGCTTTCCGATTCAAGTTTTATTTTAAATAATGGGCAAAGTGGAAGTGTCACTATTTTATATTGTCCACCAGAAACTTCTCCAGCGGGAGACAATACTTGTGATGTTATCGTCTCAAGCGAGTCTATTGAAGATGGAAGTGTAGATCCAAGTGGAAATATAACAATTGAAATAACTGGATCAAAAATAGTAAACACCACTGGTGGTCATATTAGAAATTTTGTAGCATTGAAGAATTATGATTCTAGTAAGGGAATAAATTATGATTTTAGATGGTTTCCTCCAACGGGTACAGGAAATTTAAAAAATTATTTTTTTACTGGTTATAGATTAGAAATAGCTACAAATACTAATTTTTCAAGTCTTGTTCACATCGAAGATTTAAATATAACTCAAAATACAAACAATAAACCTAGATTTTCTACGTTTTACGGCTACGAAGAAAACGATTTGATTATAAAAAATATAAATCAATTTAATTATCCAACTACTGCTCCTATAGAATTAGACACTAATTATTATGCTCGTTTATATACAAATAGTTGTGGTAATAGTGGTATAAGTATTTATGCATCTGGTATCGATAGTTTGAATGATACGGTATCAAATGAAGTGCTTGTTGGTTATTCAGGCGCAACAAGACCAAATATAAAATTCAATAAAAAAACTTTAGAAGTTATAGTTCCGCAAAGTGCAAAATATGAAAATTTTGACTTGTTCAAAAAAATTATAGATTACAATAATGGATCTGATGATCTAAATTTTTATTCTGGTATTAATGTTTATTTAAGTGAGGGTTCTCGTTTTTTTTCTTCAGCTAGTGATGAATATGCAATAAATTTGCTTGGCACATTCAAAAATTTTACTGGTGATAATACAGATGGTACAGTTGTTAATTTATATGTGCCTCAAAATGTTTTTATTTTTGGTAATCAAGGAAAAGGTGGTGATATATCTAACATATTGCCATCAGCGGCTGTTGGTAGTTTTGATTTATCTGAAATATTTAACGCTAGTAATTATGCTAATAGTTCTACTAATGGATTAACAGATAGTCAGCCTGGTGGAAATGTTTTTAACTTGTCTTTACAAACTAGTATAGGTGGGTTAAAATCAAATTTATTTTATAATATATACATTCAAAAAAATACTTTTATAGTATCTGGTGGAGGAGGTAATAAAGCTGGTTTCGCATCTGTTGGAAATAATACTCAAGGACAACCTATTATTGGAACGGGTTCTGACTTCATTGAAAGAAAAGTGGTTTTTCCAATCGCGGGAGCAAATAATAGAAGAAATCCTTATTTTCTTTTAAAAGACCCTAGAGGTTTAACTTTAGATAATTTAGCAAAACTTATATCGCCACCTCCTGAATTTGGAGAAGACGCAGTTGACAATATAGTTTTATACGATTTTCCAACACGCTCGTATATTACAAATAGCAAGATTGGATTTTATGATATAAATAATGTAGGGGAGCAACGTTTTACCGTACAAACAGCTAATAGGCAAAATACAGTTATATACGCAAATGGTACTTTTGTATTAAAGAAATATACAGAAACCATGTTTGTCAAACTTAATAATAATGCTGCGTCATCTTGTGGAAAACTTGTTAATAAATTATCAGATTCTACTGTAAAATTAAATTTTTATAATGATAATATATCTTCAGATTACGTATTTAGATTAAATAATGCAGATTTAAATACTGGTCCTGTGTCATGGTTAGGAAAAGATAGCGGTGGTGCAACAATCATAACTTTAGGCACATTAGTTAATACGCCAGAACTGGTGGCAGATTTTAGATCATTAGGATATAAATCTTTAAAACTACAATCGAACGATTCATTAAAAGGAGTATTTTCTTCAAATATTTTTGCAACAGATTTTGATTTATTTATTGTTGGAGCTATAGAAGGTAGCACTGTAGATGCCTTTCCATCAAATAATTCTTCATTTTTTAATTGGTATGTTAATGGAGCTACTGGTTACAATAAGATAATAAATATAATATTAGAAAGTTTTAGAACAAGTGTTTATAAATCTTTTTCTAAAGAACCGAATATTTTTACATTTTTTTTCCCTTTGTTGTACAATGAAACTTTAAGTGCGGCTACCGCAACAAATTTTTATAACGCAAGAAATGAAACTACTGCTAAAGCTTTACAAGTATCCAAACAATTAAACTCGTCAATTGTAGGCGGTGATTATTATCCTTTTATTCTTAATATACAAAGAGAGGGTCAATATTATTCTATATATATAAATGGAAATTTAGTTTCTAGTTATTCATTACCAGTTTTGCAAAGTTATTTAACACAATTAAATAATACATGCTTTGATTTGTCAAATATTCCATTAACTGGCGCTTCAAATGTAAATAATTTATATTTTGATGCTATTTTTTATAATAGAGTTTTATTTAATACTGAAAGAGTTCAGATGTTTAATTCATTGTCAAAAACTTATCTTAAACTTTTTAGCGGATTTACAGGTTCTTCATTGCTATTAAATAATAGAATACAATTACCTAATAATTTTAATATCGCTGGTAGAATATAATAGTATGAATACATTATTCAAATTAAATAATTATGTAGTAATAGATTTGTTTGAAATAGAGCTTGAGCCAAATGAAGGGTATTTAAGATTTCATGGATCTAAGAATTTTGATAAAAATATAATATTTCAAAATAAAGAATATATATTTATCCCATGCGAATTTAATGATTTCGAAACAACTTCTGATGGCAGACAGGCTAGACCTAAATTAAAAGTGGGAAATATAAACAATTATTTCTCTAGAGTTTTGCAAGATCGCGAAGATTTGATAGGCAAAAATTTTAATAGAAAAAAAATATTAGCTAAAGATTTGGATAATGTGAATTTTATAGATGGCAAAAATCCTTTTGGAATTTCTTTTTTTAATACTTATATATCTTTTGATAAATTAATAGTGAACGCTAAATTAAGTGAAAACTTAAATTTTGTAGAATTAGAATTAGTTACCAAGGTAGATGTTGAATCATTAACAGTTCCAGCAAGAAAAGTTGCTAATGATACGTGTTCGTGGAATTATAGATGTTATGGTTGCAATTACGGTAATAATAGAAAATATGAAGGGCCAGTAGATATAAATGCAAAAATTTCAGCACCTTCTGGATCAGACGCTGCATTTAATAAATTCTTAGGAGTACCAGTAGCAGACGAAAATGATAAAGTATTTATACAAAATTACAATAGTTTTTCAAACAATGGTAATTATGAAATACCATCATTAAGATATAAAGGTGAATGGTTATCAACTGTTTCTTATGCAATAGGTGATTTTGTTTATATAGATGCATTGTCTAATACAAACTTAGAATCAGACGAATCAATTTTATCGCCTTTAATTCAAAATAAAAATTATTTTGTTTGTGTGATAGTCAATTCGAATAAAAATCCTACAAAAAATACTAACGTTTGGAAGCAAGACAAATGCTCAAAAACGCTTCAAGGTTGTATGTTAAGATTTGGAAATAATACTACAAACGCATTTACAAATGGTAAACCATTTTTACCTTTTGGAGCGTTTCCAGCAACATTCCCATTTAATAATGACACTAGCGTCTGAAATACTTAACGAAATTAAAGATTACGCTTTAAGAAATAAAGATGTAGAAGTTTGTGGATTTGTAGTTAAAAACAATGAACGAATAACATTCAAGCCAATTGCAAATAGCCATCCATCAAAAGACTCTTTTTTTCTTGTTTCTCCGAAAGAGTATCTTGAAATAAAGAGTAAGTACGAAATATTATATTTATTTCATAGTCATCCGATTGGGTTTGATTTTTCAGAAACAGATTTAAAACATCAAAAATATCATAATATAAACATGTTACTATTTATAATTCCGTCACAAAAGTTTATAGAAAGAAGTGTAAATACAATATAATATGGTAAACATTAAATTACATGGAATTTTTGAAAATTTTATAAAAACAGATTGGCTTTTGAATGTTAAAACAGTTGGAGAAGCTTTTGAAGCTATTGAGGCTAATAGTAATAAATTGATTGAAATTTTAGGAACAATGCAAGAGTATTTGAGTCATTTTATTATATATGTAGATGATAAAATTATGGCTCCTGAATATTTGAATTCTCCAATATTGAAAAAAAATTCTGTAGTTGAAGTGGTTCCGTTAATTTTGGGTGCAGATCCTGTTAGTTTAACAACAATGATTATCGTCATGTTGATAGCTATGGGAATTCAAATGCTTATTACTCGTTTGATGAGTCCTAAGGCCCCAAAAGATATTAAAAATAATTCAAGAATGTTTTCTGCTTATGAAAACGTGACTAAAAGAAACGTGGCAATACCTATTGGTTATGGAAGGTTAAAAATTGGAAGCGTATTAGTTTCAAATGATTTGATAACAACAAGTTTAGTAAATCAGGGCGCTCAACCTGCAATTCCAATTTTTGGAGGTGGAAGTCGTGGCGTAAGGGTTGAAAATTAATAATTTATTTTTATATGAGTAGTGCAAGGGATAATATACGACTAGTAGAAGACGGTGGAGGATCAACTGACGAGGGTGAAGAGTTGGGCTTACAAGGGCTGGCCCGCGCTCTTGGGGTTATTTTAAAAAATGAACTTCCTATACCATCAAATTCACAAATAGCCGCATCGTCTCCAACAACTAGTCAAACTGCAAAAAATGATGTATTAATATATTTAAATAGAAATAATTCAGCTATAAGTGTAGCTGGATTTCCTGGCGATTTAGCTAGAAATAATACTTTAGATACAGAAACTTCGTATTACGCTACCGATCTATTATGTGAAGGTCCAATAGAAGGTTTAGTAGACAGTGATGGTGGTATTTTAAATTATATAAGTGTAAGTGATACAATTTCAAATAAAGCTTCTTCATTATCATATGGAATATATTACAATGATAGTCCAATAAGAGACAAAAGAACAAGTTTTTTAAATTTCTCTTCTGTTAACTTTAATATATCTTTAGGAAATGAAGTAGAAAATTCAAATTCTACGTCAAGCGCTGTTTACAAATACGATTCTAAAATTTATGATTTAGAAAGAACTCCTGATGGTATAGTTTTTAATCTGTATCAATTTGATGAAGATTTTTTTATAGATTCTGGTAATAACACTGATAAGCAAAAAGCTTTAATAAACGCTCGTTCTTTGGCAAGAAATTTTTCTCATTATATAAAAAATAAATACGTTACTAGTGCAACTGTTAATATTAAAGTTGATAATCTTTTTTATATTGGTGGTAAAGGTGAAACTTTTAGTAATCATTTGCGATTTGTGGTTTGTGTTTCAAATTTAAATACTGGAATAAGAAGTTATTATTTTTTTCAAGGGTATTTTGTTGTGAAGGGTAGCCCATCAATGATACCTATTGAAATAGAATTCTTTAAAAAAACAGATTCTAAAGCCGCAAATAATGAATATATTATAAACGTTTACAGCGTAGAAAAAAGATTTTCCGCTTCTAGTGAAGAATCTAATAATTTTTCTAAAGAGTTTTCTGTAGATAGTATTATAGAAAGAGTGGATTATTCTTTTTCATATCCATATTCTGCTGTTTGTGAAAACGTAATTAGTTCTAAACACTTTTCTTCTGTTCCTGTGAGAAGTTTTGATTGTAAGCTTTTAAAAATAAAAATTCCTGATATTTATGATGGTGATGTAAGAGAGTACAATGGAGACTGGAGCGGTTATTTTAGTAAAACTTTAAAATGGACAGATGATCCTGCTTGGATTTTTTATGATTTGTGTTCGAATGCTAGATATGGTTTAGCGAAAAGTTTTATGACCGAAAACGATTTGAATAAATGGGATATATTAAAGATTTCAAAGTTTTGCAATGAGTTGGTTATTACTAACGCTTCAACAAAATATACTGCAAATTCTTTTAATTACAATAATAATGTAAAAAATACTGAAAAAGATTTTAACGTTATCACTTTTAACTGGACTGATACTTTGCAAAAACTACAACAAGTTTATCCAGAAAAAAGTTTGTTGTTTTTATATGATGTTAAAAATGAATTCAATGAAAATATAAAAATAAACTTTAAAAAAATAATTTTATCTACAACTTTAGATGGTGGTACGGCGAAATTAAAGTTGTGCAATGATTTTGGTGTCAGAAGTTTTATTGAATCAGATTTGAATGGAAAATTTTATAAAGCTTTACAATCTTATGTAGGAGGTAACCCTGCTATATTAAAT